ACCCTGGTTGGGTTGGTTTCATGGTGGCCGTCGTCAATGCCACCACGACCAGGGCGAGTGCGCCGCACGCCGTGTGAACGCGGGTATGCCAACCGTGTTCTCAGTTGCTCAAGTCGCAGCAGCTGAAAATGTGGCATCAGCCCAAGGGGCTGTCAAGCCCGAGATGGCCGCTCGTTTAACCACGAACGGTTCTCTCGAACTTGAGGGGCTGACCAGAGTCCAAGCGCAGGACCTGATCATGAGTGTAGCCCGTGCAAATGCGCAGGGAGAGGATGTGGGGATGGCCATCACTGCTGGTGAATGGGCACAACGCGTTCGCACAATTCGACGCAACATGCCACGTAGCAACTGGCTAACCCCCACACATGCGACCCACGGTTGGTTCGCGTCTTACGTGATGCAATGGCAGGATGAGTACGCTGCTTACTTGCAACAGTATTTGACGCGATACAGACCGGAACCGCTGACCCTCTTCTGTTCCTTGTGGGTGTTCTACCTGTATTCAGCACTTCGTGTGTTGTTCAGGTGTGTACAAGGGTTCAGGGCACATTTGCCTGTGAATACAACACCCAGGGCAATGGCACACGCCACCGCCATCTCAGTGCTGGTTGTAATCCTCGTCTTTTTCCGAGATTACAGCAAAGTGCACGGGGTGACGGCCGCTGTTGGTGCCGCCACACATGCCGCGAGTGGAGCGGCATCCACAACTCGAACTGTGCCACACCCTGTGCACTTCGGGTTCGTCACACCTTTAGCAACGGGGGTGGTGACTGTACTGTACTACGTTGCATTGGTGGCCATTCAATGGGTCGCCTTCGTTTTGTTGTCCAACAGGGCCATTTGGACAAGACACGGCACTGCAGGTATGACTGCCGCGTTCGAAGAGATGGTCAAGTACTCGGGCGTGTTTCCCGTTTGGTTCAATGCTTTCAGCTACGGTGTAGCCGAAACTTGTTATCATTTGGGACATCCCGTACGAGTGCGCACGGCCGCCCAGTTGGGGCGTTGGGGCCGTGTTACGCGATTGTTGTTGTTTGCAACATACTTTGTGTGTTTGCATCAACTTGCGAGCTTGCCGGCATACTATTCTCATGTCTACAACGTGGGGTACCGGTTTATGTTCTCACTGCTCACCCATTATTTGATCAACGCGCTCATTTTGGCGATCAACCATTTGAACCGCGTTTATCTTCTTGGGCTGCCTGTATTGCCTCTGGCGATGCTTGGCACAGCAGATTGGGAATTACCGGATAGTATTGATCCGGCCCACGATCGCGACGTTCTCCGTCGCACTCGTGTTGCGATTGATCCAGAGTGGACAGCGCGCGTATGCGCGACCCTTCTGGAATCACCTGATGCGCGCCTTGTCCCCGAGATTGAAGTTGAGCCTGATGACCATCGGCACTTCTTTTCGGCTGACAAAGAGTTGGCAGCGCAAGGGTACCTCGCTTGCGGCGCCGTCGATGGTTGGAGAGACGGTTGCTGGCTGAAACTGGACACGAAGGGTGTCCTCGATCCAACCTTTCTGGCTACCCGTATGACCACTTCGTCCTTTGGCTATTACAACTTCGGGTCAACGCCAGATATGATTGCCCCCGTGTGGTCCGGGGCATTGGCCAACATCAAGGCCGCGTTGGGGAAAAGGCATGCCAGGCCTATAAAGCATCAGTACACCCAGGAATTCCGCGAATTCGTGGACAAGTACCACGCCACTCTTCGCCCCCACCTTGCAGCTGCCGCGAAAGTATCACGCGGGGAGGTGGAAGAGGCATCGGTGGTTATGGTGAATGTTCGCACTGGCGAAGAAGAGAAGGTGCTTTACAACGCGACCAACGTGCATGTTGAATCCTTCGGGCAATGGGTGAAAAGGTTCAACACTGCAAAACTGGCGGGGTACGTCCGCCAAAACAACGACTTCCTGACGAAACAACGCGAACTCGGCGAGGCAGCCGTGTTTGTGAAGTTCGAGCAATCGGCAGGAAAAGAGGATGCTGCAAAGCCTCGAGGCATCCAATCCACATCGTGGCCCATCTACGCTCGTTATTTGATGGCCACCGCCCAGCATGCAGTCGAAGCCGTTCTCGATGGGGAACGTGCCTACGAAACTGCGGGCCTAAAATGGAC